AATTCTATCAAATGCAACATTTACCTTGGATATAGCAGAGTTAAAAAATGTGTGATTCTCAAACCCTGTGTAATCTACATCGATCTCTTGTGTAGATCTTAGTCCTGTATCAGGATTATCATATCTAAAAGATGAGGTGCTTAGAATGTTGGTTTCTTTTAGAGCACTTAGCGTGACACTTTTTTCAATTCCTTTCTTACCCTTGGTTCGTCTTACAGATGATCTGAATAACGGAGGTTGTCTTAGATTTAATACTCTTTTCTTTTTCACAAGCCCTCCTATTTGATAATATCAAATTTTGCTGCTACATTTGAAAAAACAAGATCAGCGTCTGAGTCGTTGATCAAGAAATCAAAGACATAAGTTCTTCCAGAAGGTAGAGAGTCCATATAAAAATCAAAATACATTCCATTATTATCTGTAGATAAGAGTGTTCCCTTAGATGCTGTATCAAATGGTATCATAACATCATCCGTCTCAAAATCTCTAACCCTATAATACATCTGTGTAAATATTTCACTAATGGACTCTATCGGAGTCTTAGTCGCTACAATTTTTCTAGATATGTCATCAACAAATACCCTTAAAACCACCTTTTCAGATGAAAGATACCTTGACTTTAGATTTGTAACATTGACAAATAATCTTCTGGGAGAATTGTCAAATGATGTTCTCTTAACCATGTTAACAATAAGTGAGCCTGTGTGATATCCAATTGTGTCATCAATTGAAGACCAGACAGTTGTAAATGTAGCTGAACCTGCACTTTTAATCTCCTCTCTGAGACTTCCGCTTTCAAATTCAGAAATGCTTAATGTGGCAGAGTATACACCTGTAATGAAATTGCTTCCTATCTGATGCTGGGATGCTGAAAGTTGCTTAGCAAAATATGATCCGGAGCCATTGACACCAGATGATATTTTAAGAATCATACAGTTAGATCCAGATATCCCTCTTGCATGTGTCCCAGAAACTATATTTGAAGGAGTTCCTCTATGAAAATTATTTAAAAAGAGGGAACCAGTAACATCAAAGAAGAAAACACCGTGGTGATCCTGTGTTGAGTCATTATACGTTACAATAAGCTTTGGCCGCTTAGTGACATTTGTTGAGTGTCTTGATGCAAATCGTTTTACAAATCTAGTTCTCTCATCTGTTTCCTGAGTTCCTGAAAAGGAAACTCTGAAGCCTTGATTTGGAATTTGGCTTGCTAATGTAGCAGATATAATTGTTGTGACGTCTATTGAAAGATTCTCATCTCCCTTAGAAAAAGTTTGTGACTTCCATATATTAACTACACCGTCAGCAGCATCAAGTGTTCCACTAGAAACAATATCAAGATCAGTTGATCCAAGAAGTCCCTCTTTTGCTGCTCCTGTGTGCTCCCAGAGTGTTGTTGTGTCATCAATAAACGAAGCTGTAACAAAATTACATGAATCTAGATCTGAAAAATTGACTATATCTCTTCCAATTCCCTCATCAAATGACTTTGAAAGAGGAAAGACAATAAGTTTAAAGCTAGATGGTGTAGTTTGACCCCCATATACGTCATACATCTCCAACATGCACTTAAAAGATGAGTGGTTGATGTCTAGAATTGATCCTGTTAAATCCCATAGAGGATTGAGGTCAAATTTTAACAATGCTCTGGAAACTTCAATAGTTCCTGTAACTGATCCGCTAGCGTTTTCATCATAGAGTTTAAATATGTCCAAAGTTCCCGCACGACCAACATTCGCATCTTCAGCTCTAAAGCTGTTGTTTATAATCTTATTAGTAATATACGTGTCTGCACTGCAGGTAAGAATTCTATACATCTTTTTTTATCGTTTAGCCTGTACTTCCAATTAGATCATCTGTTGGAAATTTTAATTCAAAAATCCCACCTGATGTGGGAAACACAAGTCCGCTCTGTGAATTAGAAATAACGTTAAAGGAAACATCACTGTATGTCCTATCGTCTATTACACCAACTCTATTAATAATTTGTAAATCCATGAGAGAAACAACACCATCGACATTAAGAATAAGATTTGTTAGATCTGATGTGACAATAGGCTGATCAATCTGAAAATTTTCAATTTTCAAATATTCTTTTAATTTAGAATTAGCTGCCTGAATCACAAGATTCTTATTGGAAACAGCGTCAGTAACTATGCTATAAGTTACACCAATATTTATTATCTGCGTGTCTACAATATCAATAGCATCAGATATAATCCTAAATTCATTAATATATGTCTTTATATTTTCTTTTAGAGCATCTGGAGAAATTGTTAGATAACCATTAGAATCTCTACTTACTATCGCAACCATAGCAGCAAGCGGATTATTTGGATTAGATCTAACACCAACTCTAAATACCCTACCAAAGTTAGTTGGCATCATATATATTCTTGAAAGAAGATCATCCTTAGTCACAATTCTTGACTGAGAGTTTCTATATGCTAATGCTGTTGTTCTTAGCTCATTTTCAGTCAATTGTGCTTCGCCGCCTGCTGCGGCTGTCGGATTATCAACTTGAACAGATGCTCTTATCTTAGCAGCAGCAACAGAGAGAACTCCAGTTCCGAAGCTAGTGATTAAAGTTGAGATAGAGTTGATCTGATTTGCTCCTACATTGTGACTCACACCACCACCTGCACGATATCTAATAGAGATTGTTGTTCCCTTTGGAGATATTCCCAATGTTCGTGTATTTAATAGCGAGTTTGGATCAATTGCTGCTCTAGAGAATGTCTTCTTATCTCCAAACATAGGAAGAGCGACCTCACTTGGATCTGGTATTATGTCATCATCAAGTGTGTCTGCACGACCTGATCCAAATCTAATTGTCGTCATTCCTGTTCTTCTGCTAGTAGATGTCACAAATCTTCGAGGAGCAGGAATTAATTGAATATTTTCTGGAACATCTATGTTGTCTGAAGAAACGTTAATGATCTTACTGAAAACTGTATCTTGAGTAAGAGAGTCAACCTCATAGTACTCATTTCCATCAGAATCTCTAACAGACATGATATCTGTAACATTTTCTGACGCTAGTGTGATCTTTCTAAAGGGAACAAACTCATCAGAAATAGAAATATTCTCAGTGATCATTCTACCTGATGTGCAGATTCCAGATAGCTTACCAATTAAACTAGTGACTTCACCATCAGAATTTGTCTCAGCTGTACTAAATGTGGCAAGATAATTGTCATTATTATCCTTTTTAGAAAAATTAAGATCTTCAGTGAGTTCAAAAGATATTCCAGACTTAGATGAAAGTACAGTTCCCTGCTTGATAACCGGAAGATAGCTATTTTTTGGCATAGTTGTAATTACACCGTCTACTGTTACATTTTCTGTTGTAGTCTCTATATAGAAATCGACATCGACCATAGAGGGAGCTGCACCCTTTATCTTCACACCCGCCTGGCGGATAAGCCTCTCTACATTTTTACTCTCAACAGCTGTTAAGATATCAAGCTCATTAAACTGATGATCTAGATAAAATGACATGACATCTCCAACGTATGCAGCCATCTCTAAAAAAAGCCCACCTACTGAAGCGTCAGAAAAGTCTGAAATCTGATCAGAAAAATAAGTCTTTGCGTATAATAAAAGGTCTGATCTGAAAGCATCGAAATCTTTATTCAGATAACTTCTTTCCTTCGCCTTTTTTATGTCTTTTTGAATTCTGCTAGCCATAATTAACCCATTATAAAGAGAATAACCTCAAGAGCACGATTTCCTATTTTCAATCTAGGAACATTATAAGTAATCTTAATTGAAAAAAGTGACATTCCTGAGGGTTTAGAAGCACTGTATGAATCATCATTAAATGTTGACTCAAATGTGGAAAGCTCAACATAGGACATGTTTTGAGCAACAGCTGATTTGACTCTTATCATAGCCTCGGAGTCAAATGATCTTTTTGATGAAAGCTCTGAGCACAGCTCCTTTAAATTTGCTCCAACATTATATCGGCCCAGTCTATCTCCGTGATTTGTAAGTATCAGGTTCTTAAGATTATCGTGAATCTGATCAGCGAGAGTGAAATGCATCTTAAATGGTCCAGATATCTGGGATTCCAAAGATAGAGGTGTGGTAATTCCAATAGGTGTTAGCTGGACATCTCTTGTAAACCTTGGATCATCTCTCTTGACACCAACTGACTTAAAGTCATACACCTCTCCCACAGCCATTGCAGCCCTCCTCACATATTAAATATAATCAAAGAAAAGATGAAAGAAAACTATTTCAACTTCCCAGCTGAAATTGTTACGTCTCCTGTAACATTTGCCTCTCCTGTCCACCTGGTTGTATCAAAATCAATTGCACTCCAGCTAGATGGTCGTGATAGATGGTACTTAATTCCATCTGTACTTTCATTCTTATCATCAAAAACAACTATATTTCCATTGAGTGTACCATTCTCAAAACTAGCACTGTCTAT